ACTTAATGTAAGTACAGTTAAGTCTCCTTGAACCATACAAAGTAAACATGCTAAAAACGGTTCTAGAAACTTTTGTACAAAATAATCGTAATTAGTTTTTATCATCTTTGTTTTTTAACTTCTCTATTTCTTCTGCGTTTTTTGCAATATGATTATGATTAGAATCAATCTTTTCATCTTGTGCAGAATCAATCATTCTTTGTAATCTTCTACCTTTTTCTTCTTCACTATCTTTGTGTAATTCAGGATCGACTACTTTTTCTAACTTTAAAAATGGTATTCTTTCATTTGGTACATATCTCCATGTATATCCTTTATCACTGAATACACCAAATACTGTTTGTTTCATACCAACTTTTACAATAATAGCATCTGAACCATCAAGAATAACTTTATCACCTTCATTGAAGGCTCGGTTCATTTGAAACGCCATACCTTTGGCAAAGTTAGTTACAAAGTCTTTTAACATAAACGCAATGATTGCTGATACTAGAACAGCAATCCATGGAAGAATCAGAGTTGTCAAGTCTCCACTGAGAGAATTAATCGACTGAACTTCTTGCATTTTTTTCTCCTTGAATAAGTTTTTGAAGATCAGCAGTTGAACCTACAAATAATGCATTGGTTACATTCTGCGGTTTATCTTCTTTTGTCTGTAATATATCTTTCTTTTTCTTAGCCAACTCAAGGAGATCTTTGTTTGTATCAGTTAATGTTTTAAGTAAATTTGTCGCCACTTCAAATGCTCTTGGAGATTCACTCTGTCGAGCAATTTCCATAACTCTATCTAAATCACCCATTCCAGAGTCAATTAGATCTCTTAAATTACGTCTAGCATAGTCGTAATCATCTTCTATTTGTTTATTAATATTAGGTTCTATAACCTCCACTTCATTAGGAGGATCTATGTTTAGTACATGACTGAATTTAGAATCGAAACTCATGGTTGTTGATCACTTCCTGTTCTTGGATTATATATCAAACCGTCTGTATAGAAGAAGGTATTCGAAGCAAATCCATAATTATCATTTACATCAATTAAACTTCTATCAATAGACGCTGCACTATTTGTAGTAGGCGCGCCATTAGCTAATAATCCAGGAACAGTAACAAGACGACTTGACCTTGGAGTATTTAAGGCTGTATTAGCATGTAGATCAATCTGTATTCTTGTAATTGGTCCGCTGTTTGTAGTTGGTCCGTATAGATAACCTTTTAAAGTAAAATTGAAGTTCCAGATAATAGTTCTTCTAGTAGAATAATCACCATCATATACATCCTCAAAATCTATACTATTCAATATAATTGGTATATCCATAGTTATATTCATAGATGGTATTAGATTTACTGATACGTTCCATTCTGGTTTAAAATATGGAACAATTTGTTCTACTATTTGTGTACCATCATCCGCATTCTTCACAAACGCTGATAACACAAATGTAATATCATAAGGAACAGGTGTATATTGTGTTCTCAACTGAGTATTATCAGATGTGATAATATAACTATTCTTTTGAGTGGAGTTTATTTTTCTCGTAGAATCATATGTAAGGCCGGTCAACTCAAATCCAAGACGTGGAAGCGATATAGCAACTTCTCTATCTAGATCTGGATTTGTATCTAGTCTGACAAGAAATTTTTGTTTGGGTCCATACGCTAAAGGAACAGCAAGTGTTTGTACTCTATTACCGTTCGAATCCGTTCTTACAAGTTGGATATCATTGAATAATGATCCGAATACTTGAACATAACGTCTAATTGTACCGTGATAAAAATACTCAAACATCAGAATCTACCCTCTGACCATGGATCTTTTTCACTAAAATCAATAATATCGTCTTCTAGTATATTAGATTTATATACAGTATCATTATCTGCTTGTGCATCAATTGTAGAAATTTGGAATTCTTGTACGATACCATCACCATCTTCAGCTAGTAGAACTTCGCCATCTTCAAGAAGTGTTTGATAGAAAGTTTGATCAAGTGAATATTGATCTTCAACAATATCAATCTCACTATATCCAGTATCAAGTTTTTCAGAACTATAAGAAAATAATTCACAACGTAAATCATATGTCTGTAATCTACCGGTTTGATAAAAAATCTGTTCGTGTTCAACAAACTTGATCTCAAATATCTTATCAACCATTGGAAAATAGATTAGATCTCCTTCTAATGGACGATTAGAACTGATTGAGTATCCATTAGCAGTGCCTGCTTCTAGTACGATAGATTCTGTCTCATTGTTCCCTGTGAGAAACTGTCTTGATGGAACAGCCGTATTTGCCTGTTCTGTAAGTAGATTATAACCTACTTCTGTCATCAACTTTTCTGTACGAATCTGATCAAATCTTTTACGAGCAAGAGTGAAAGTCATCTCATCTCGTATCTGTAAACCGAATCTTGAGAGTAGATCACCTTCTCCTTCAAATCCTTCCACGTTTTTGATATACATCTCAACATCAGCAGCGGTTGTAAACTTCATCAGTGGATCTTCACCGAATAAGTTATCTCTCGCTACGATTGTTTTTGGAATGTACTTTACATCATGACCATAGATCTTGATAGCCTCAATCGTGAGATCTTCAACTAGGTCTTGCTCTCTGGCGTATGAGAAGTTATTGAAATACTTATTCGTCGCCATAATTTATCCAATCATATCATGGACGGGCAATGAATAACTCGTAATCATTTCATCTTCTAACTTATTAATTTCTTCTCTTGCTTCACCTAGAATACGAACACCGTCAAATTGAATTCCTCCTGGAAGTTGAATACCTTGAAACTTAGATAGATTTTCGCCCCACTGTCTTTTAAATAAAGCAGTCGAATATCTAAGTAACCATCTATCACCCCAAACATCTGTATATGTATTTGGATCTACTGTGCGATAACAATCAATGATGATGTATTCATCTACGAGAACATCTGTTTCCCAATCCATATCAATATAAAGTCGATCTGTGTGACGGTTGAAACGAATAGGTTTCTTACCAACAAAGATTTCTTCAAGCATTTCTACATGTCTCATAGCGTTCACATAAGGAACATATGAAGCACTAGAAAAATCAAAAAGATCGTTTAGATGAATTTGATATCGAATATTGAATAGATTTGAACTATTAATAGAATCCCCAATATCAAACACTCTCACGATCCCTTGAATATTTTCTGGGATAGAGATGTATTTGTTGGTTTTATCTGAAGAAGTAATTTGATGTTTTAAATAAACATGTTCTGTGCCATCGTAATGATAATCACGATAGTATTGTAATGCTTCGTCAATTCTATCCTCTAGTTGTTCGTCATCAACGTTGATATCTATAACTGGAGAACCTAGATTTCTAAGGCAATATTGTTTATGTTGTTCTCTGGTCGCAGGAATAGCCATAGTACCCTCTTTGTATAAGTCTTATGACTATTTATAATATTTATATTAATTACACCCAACCCCACTGCTGTTGACGGTACAGACTTCCTCCACGGTAAGCCCATGTGATGCAGAGAGGAAGAGATAAAAGTAAAGGCAAGAGTTCCATATTGAGACCTTTATAATGATAAGAGCCCCATCTATGACACTGTGTAAGTCGTGCCGTTGTTATAGGACGTACCGTTAATTGTGACTAGACCTGTGCTAGTGCCCCCGCCTTGGCTTGTAGACGAAGCTGAAACTGTTATAGATACTGAATTGATTGTGCCCGTGGTAGCCACGAAACCACTGCCCCCGGCTCCTCCTTTGTAGTTCCCGCCGGGCGCGTAAGAGCCAGCGCCTCCACCGTAATACCCACCGCCACCACCACCACCTTCACTAGTCGCATCGTTACCTTGCAGTTGACCGCCGCCGCTTCCTCCCGAGCCAGCGGCGCTTTGCGTTCCCCCAGTTGCTCCCCCAGAGGCGTTTGCGCCTGTTGTGCCACCGCCAGCGCCTCCGGGCCAACTAGTGGGGGAGACGGCTCCACCACCACCGCCGCCGCCTCCCGCAATAGCTAAAGCGTTTGACCAGGAGACAGAATTGATAAAAATGCCGCTGTAGCCACCGCCACCGCCGCCGCCGATGGAGGCGGCGCCGAAGCCGTTACCCCCTCCATTTGTACCACCCGGCGCGTTCGGGGTAGATGCAGGAGTTCCCTGCCCGCCTTTTTGTATGTATAAAACTGTACCCACTGGAATTGTAACGGTCATTGTTGTCACGCCGCCGGCGCCGCCGCTGGCAGGTGTAGCTGGACCCGCACCGGTGCCCCCTTTTGCTCCGTGCAGCACTATGTCAAGGGTTGCGGCCGCAACGCCTCTTGTTGTGGTTAGCCAATTACCTTGTTTTCTTTTGCCATATACACTACTTTTATCCGATCCATTAATCGTCCAGACACCAGAATTGTATTTACTATCAGTAACTCCGCCATTTAAAGCAGGTGTTACTACAGTAGTATTAGCAGTACCGGTAAAATTATAACCAATATAA